CTTTTTGCTACATGGCAGAAAGCGCTAACCGGCAATATCGCAGATGCAATAACCCTGACGACACCGGCAGCATCTTACCGAGTCAGCTATGAAGTGGTATCCAAGGATGATGCTTATCTAGCTCAAACAGTGAGCTGGATGCTGAACACTGACCGAGACACCGCTGAATACACAAGTCTTGGGGATAACTTCAGGCAGCGCATGTCCACGTTGGTATCTGGCAGCGGCGAGCTCGATTGCTTTTTTGATACAACATGGCGTGGCGGGGCGCCTGATTATGTTGGCACGGAAGAGTCTGCCGTATACATGCACCAACTAGCGTTGCGGCAAGAAATAGGAGCTGAGTTTGCCGGCGTATTTTTGATGAAGCGCACGAACACCGTGCCTATTGGCACACTGATTGACGCCGTAGAAGCCCGAAAAGAGCTGTTTTACGCAGCCGACTGCGTGATCACATCAGTGGCAACTGAGTTGATTGCTGATCAGCCAATTCACAGCAAGATCAGCTTTGTCACTACTGGACCTATCCGACTGCTGTTTGATTTGCCATCGGACTATCTGCTGCAAGAGCAGGATCCACAAGACAAAGTGCTGCAAGAGTCCGGGTTCGGCATTCTTCTGGAAGTCCCATCCTAAACTAAGCTATAAGCGTACGGTTTCCTAGCAGTGGCTGATCAGAAGATTACGCAGCTCAATCCGCTGCTAGCCGCCGACACCCAGGCAACCGTTGACGTGTTGCCTATTGCTGATGTCAGCACGGCAGAAACCAAGAAGATCACCGTTGCTGCGGTCGTAACCGCAGGCGTTGGCGCGATTGCTGATAACACCATTGCTGGCGCCAAACTCCAAGACGGCAGCATCACTGCTACGCAGATCGCAGAGAACGCCATCGGCTCGTCTGAGCTGGCAGATAACGCTGTTGATACCGCGGCGATTGCCAACCTAGCTGTCACAGCCGCAAAGATTGCCAATGACACAATCACCGCCGCGCAGATTGCACCAAGCGCGATTGGGGCCAGTGAGCTTGCTGATGACGCTGTAGATAGCGCAGCTATTGCATCGGCGGCTGTCATAGAAGCAAAGATCGCCACTAGCGCGGTAACCAACACCAAGCTCGGCGATGGCGCAGTCACCAATGCCAAGATCGCTGACGGCACGATTGCGGATACAAAGCTAAACCTTGCTGATGGCTCGATCAACGGCGCCAAGCTTGTTTCCGCATCCGTAACCGCAACTCAACTTGCCAGCAATGCCGCAACAACGGCAAAGATTGCTGACGGCGCAATTACAACTGCCAAGCTGGCTACTGGCGCTGTAACCGCAACTCAGATTGCTGCTGACACCATCACGGCTGCGCAGATTGCAGCAGATGCTGTAGGTAGCAGCGAGCTTGCCGATAATGCTGTCGATACGGCGGCAATCCAGGATTTAGCGGTTACGACAGCAAAAATTGCTGATGACGCGGTAACCGCAGCCAAGATTGCCGCTGGCGCCATTGGATCATCTGAGATTGCCGATGGCAGTGTTGGTGCATCCGAGCTAGCTAGCGATGCGGTAACTACAGCAAAGATCACCAATGGAGCTGTCACCACTGCCAAGTTTGCCGCAAGTGCTGTTGATGCAACTGCGCTGGCATCCAATGCAGTTACTACCGCCAAGATCCTTGACGGCAATGTTACTGCAGCCAAGCTTGCCAATGATCTAGATGGCAGCGAGTTTCTAGCGCAGTCTGCCAACACGGTTCTTGCTGGCCCCGCCGCTGGCGGCAGCGCAGTTCCAAGTTTCAGGGCACTTACGGCAACAGATATTCCGCTATTGACTGGCACTCAACTGCCGATTGCAACAACATCAGTCCGCGGCACTATCTCTGTAGGCACTGGGCTGTCTGCAGATGGCGCTGGTGTTCTTAGCATCTCCAACACGGTCACTGGCGCTACTGCTACAAAGATCACGTATAACAGCAGCGGCCTGGTTACAGGATCAAGCAATCTTGCTGCTGCTGATATTCCTGCACTTGATACCAGCAAGATCACGACTGGCACATTTGGCACGTCATTGATTGGTACTGGTGCGATCACAGCGCCAAAGCTTGCTGATCAGTCCACCGTACTATTCGGCGGCGCCATTGACACAGGCGGCAATGTTGTATTCCCACCGGCATCCTTCAAAGGTCAATACTTTTACGACGAGATCAATCAAGACCTTTACATCTGGTCTGGCTCGGCATGGTTGCCGGTAACGATTATCTCCGGTGAGCTGATATACGCAGGCACTTACAACGCCAGCATCAACCAAGTCGCATCGGTAACCACTGCTGGTGCCGCAGTCGGCTTATCCGCTGGCGTTGCGCTGCCTGCTGCATCCAGCACCAATAACCGGTACTACCTAGTCGTATCTGATTCCGGTACTGGCAGCGGCAACGCGCCGGCGGAGGCCTTGGCGCCGCCGGACATGATCCTGTCCAATGGAACAAGCTGGGATCTGATCGACGTTTCCAGTGCTATTGGTTCGCAGATCGCTACTAACGTCAGTTTCTCTCCTGCCGGCAACGTCATTGCCACCAATGTCCAGCTTGCCATTCAAGAGCTAGACACCGAAAAGGTCGCCAAGGCTGGTGACACAATGACAGGCAGCCTGACGCTGAACAATGCCAACCTGATCTTTGAAGGCAGCACAGCAGACGACTACGAAACAACGCTAACCGTCGTTGATCCAACAGCCGACCGCACCATCACGCTACCAAACCAAAGCGGCAACGTGCTGGTTTCCGGTAATGCCAGCATCGTTAATGCTGACATCTCGGCAAGTGCTGAGATTGCAGTCAGCAAGCTGGCAAACGGCACAGCACGCCAACTGTTGCAGACCGCATCCGGTGGTACTGACGTGGAATGGGCTAGCAATATCGACATTCCCGGAACGCTGGATGTAACTGGCGTCGCCACATTTGACACGACCGTGGCAATCGGCGCAGGCAACTTGAATTACAGCGACGGTACTTATTAAGCTGTAAGGGTAACTTCCGGCCAATAGGCGTTAAGGAATGACTCTTCAGCACCTGCATAGCAGTACCGCCAATAAGCGCCCCACTCCTGGGGCAATGTCCGTTGGGCAACTTGCCATCAATCTCAATACGGCAAGCCCTGGGCTGTTTTTCAAGGATTCCGCAGGTGCGCTGATCAAAGTTGGCCCGGTGCACGTCGGCACCACGGCACCAAATGCCAGCCCAGCCGGTGGCGGTGAAACCGGTAACACCGTAGGTGAGCAGTGGCTGGATACCGCGGGCGGCACCTACGTGTTCAAGGTGTGGGATGGCAGCGCGTGGCGCAGTGAGTCCGGCACGTTCGTGGACGTGAACGGCGACGTGATGACCGGCGCGCTCGGCATCATCGCCGGTTCGGCTGGGTCGCCTGGGCTGTACTTCTCCGGCGACACGAATACAGGGCTCTACTCCCCCGGCGCAGACCAAGTAGCCATCTCGACTAATGGCACTGGGCGGTTGTTTGTTGATGCGAGTGGGAATATCTCGCTTGGCCAAGCATCTTCAGCGCTTCAGAGTGGTGGAACTGGACTAACTATTTATGGTGCAAGTGCATCAGAAATTAAATTGCTAAGTTCTACGACTGGCAGCGCCAACACAGATGGAACTGCACTGGTTGTAACTAGCAGCGATTTCACTATTAACAATAGAGAAGCAGGAAACGTTATTTTTGGGACATCGAACACAGAGCGGATGCGCCTGGACTCCAGTGGCCGCTTAGGTCTGGGGACTAGTAGCCCTAGTGCACCTTTGCATATTGAGGTCGCTGGAAGCGGTACTGCTGACACCGACGCGGTGTTCATCAAAAACGCTTCCTCTTCTTATGGACGCGCTCTACTTCAGTTCCGATCAAATAACAATTACGGGCGTGTTTCTTTATATGGCGGCTCCCCTGGCACAGCCGCTGGCTATGGCACGTTTGATCTACATGTGAATGACAACAGTCTGTCTAATAATAGATTTATTCATATTGAAGGTGATAGCTACAACAATTACTTAGCCTTTTGGACTGGCTCGGCTGCGATAGGCACAAATGCCGAGAGGATGCGAATTGACTCCTCAGGCCGCGTAGGGATTGGCACTACGAGCCCAGAAGCAAGGCTTACAACCATTTCGACAGCTACCCTTAATGGAGTAACTAACTGTACGTTCAGATCCTCTGATAATGCTACGTCGAGCTTTTATATCGGACACGGCTCTGGCGGCATCTCAAATCTTGTATCTGATTCAGCTCTTGGCTTTGGCTTCAACAGTGGCGGAACCTATTTAGAACGCGCCCGCATCGACTCCAGCGGCAGGCTTTTAGTTGGCACGTCTTCTAGCCGTAGCGTCGGTGTTGGCTCGCCCTACCCATCTCGCCTGCAAGTAGAAACGACGAGCTATGCAGGTCTAAGCCTTGTTAATAACTCCAATGACGCCATTGGTTGCGTCCTCGCTATTGGTAAGTCACGAGGCACCGCTGCTGGTGGTGTCACCAGCGTCAACAATGGCGATGAAATTGGTGTTATCCGCTTTGCCGCAGCAGACGGCACTGATCTCGAATCAGTGGGCGCCCAGATTAGTGCAGAGATCGATGCAGCACCTTCTGGGAATGATGTTCCGTCGAGATTAGTGTTCTCCGTTACACGGGATGGCTCGGCATCGCCAACTGAGGCCCTACGCATTGACAATGCAGGCCGGATCGACACATTTGCAAACGAAACAGGGCTCCTTGTTTGGTCAGCAGCAGCAGCGGGCACCATTCATAACTTGCTTGGTGGCATCAATTCGGCATCAGGACCCAAAGGTAGTGGCGCACTGTGTTTTAGGGTATATACAAATGGCAATGTCGAAAACACTAATAACAGCTACGGCGCAATCTCCGATGTCAAGCTAAAAGAAAACATCGTCGATGCCGGCTCTCAATGGTCTGATATAAAAGCTCTACAGGTTCGCAACTACAACCTCAAGGAAGGCCAAACTCACCGGCAGATTGGCCTGATCGCCCAAGAGGTTGAGCCCATCAGCCCTGGCCTGGTCTACGAATCTCCCGACCGCGACGCCGAAGGCAGCGACCTTGGCACTGTCACCAAATCGGTGAACTACTCAGTGCTCTACATGAAAGCGGTCAAGGCGCTGCAGGAAGCAATGGAGCGCATCGAAACCCTTGAGGCCAAAGTTGCTGCTCTTGAGAGCGCGTAGTCCCCTTCTCTACTCGTCCTACAGTCCTACGACCTACCACAACACAATGTCTGACACCTACATCATCAGCGCCGAAGACAACGACGAGGACGTGACCAAGCTCGTTGAGCACGTCGCCGAGAAAGTCGATGGCGTCACCGTCAAGATGAAAGAAGGCGGCTCGATCAAGATGACGGGCGGTGCTTCGATCACCATGAGTTCAGACGGCGGAATCAAGATCGGCTGACTCATTTATGGGGTGGTTTCACCCCCAACGTGAGTAGTCACCTTCACTAGGCGGGCAACCGGCCTACTCAACGGGTTGCACCACTCTTAGCCTTAAGCCACTGCTACTCGATCCATGGCAACCACCTTCACCTGGAACATCGCCCAAATGGAGCGGGAAACCGCTGATGGCTATGTCTTCACCGTCCACTACACCGTGGACGCCAAAGACGACACCTACTCGGCTGGCGCCTATGGCTCTGTCGGCTTCCAACGCCCCGAAAACTTGATTCCCTACGCGGATCTGACTCAAGATCTCGTGATCGCTTGGGTACAGGAGGCCCTAGGTGGCGAAGAAAAAGTCAACGAAATCGAAGCTGCCCTGCAATCTCAAATCGACGAGCAGCGCAGCCCTAGCAAGGCTGCAGGTGTGCCCTGGTAAAAGGGTGGCAGGTGGCCGGTCCTCACGCGGTGCCGGCCTCGCCGCAGCCTGCCACTACGGATCGCCTAAACGCCTCAAAAGGGTTTAGGTGTCAAGCTTAGCAGGTGGCTAAGCTATTGGCATGATCGAGTTGATCGCTGCTGTTGCCGGGGCGTCGATCTCCGTTGCCGCTATGGGCGCAATGGGTTTTAGCCGCCGCAATGATGAAGCGCGGGATGCTGTGATCCGATTGACTAGCGCCGTGGAACACATCGCTACGCAGCTAGAAGTGCTCCACACCGACATCAAAGAAGACCGCAAGGAAACATTTACGCGGCTCAATACGGTTGAGCAAAGGGTATCTAAACTAGAGGCACGGCCGCCTGCTTAGCCATGGATCGCATTGCTGATTACGTTGCTTTAGCAGTCGCTATTCATGGCGTCGCGTTGATCGTGGTCAACTTGACGCCAACACCGAAAGACAACAAAGCACTAAGAAAAACCGCCAAACTTGCGGTCAAGCTTTATAGGGCTATTGAAGTGCTTGCTGGTGTTGTCACTCCATTGGTTAAGCGATGATCAAACTGACCGATCTGTTTAAGTATTACAAGCACGGCACGCCACATCAAATGGCTGCCATCTCTGAATTAGAGGCTGAACTGGTCAAGGTTGCGCCGCAAGTCTTTAGCAAGGATCAGCCGTGGTATAAAACTTGGCAGGCTGGTGGCAAGCTGCACAGTTATGAGCCAGCCATAAAACTCATTAAAGAGTTTGAGGGCGTGCATCTCAGCGCTTACCCTGATCCGCTACATGGATGGGATGTGGCAACCATCGGCTACGGCACCACGCGCTACCCAGATGGTCGTAAGGTGCAGCGCGGTGACAAGATAACTGTGATCGACGCTGATCAGTTGCTGACGCTTGAGGTTGAGCGCATCGCCGCAAAACTGCGCAACAGCGTGCCGTTTTGGAATGAGATGACCGGAAACAAGCAATGCGCGCTGATCTCATTTGCTTACAACCTTGGCGCAGGCTTCTACGGCAGCACTGGCTTTGAGACCATCAGCAAATGCCTTATCGGCAAGGATTGGGTAGCGGTGCCAGCGGCAATGGAGTTGTACCGCAACCCAAGCAGTGCCGTAGAGGCAGGTTTGCTACGTCGTCGCCGCGCAGAAGGCAGGCTATGGGCCGGTGAGCAGCAACAGAATCCAGCCAAGCTGTCGCCCAATAGTGCATTTACGGCTCGAATTACGCCGCACGTCCAGCTTGGTGAGTTTGCGCTATTTCAAGAAGCACGGCGCTTTGACCATCAATACCAGCTAGACACGGCAGCAGAACTAGCAGCATTCCTTGAGCGTGCACGTGTCAAGTTTGGCGGCAAGCCTGTGGTCATTACCAGCGGCTATCGCCCGCGTGCCATCAATGCAGCGGTAGGTGGCTCCAGCGGCAGCGAGCACCTATACGATACACCTGACGTTGGTGCGGTTGATTTCTACATCCGCGAGGTCAACATCAACCACGTGCAAGAGTGGTGTGATGCCAACTGGCCGTATTCGCTCGGCTACGGCGCACCCAAAGGATTTGTGCATTTAGGAATGCGTCGCGGTAGGCCAAGGGTGCGCTGGGATTACTAAGCTGGTGTAGCTGACTCCACTGCGTGGATCACTGCATTGATGGCGCAAACCTCATCCCGAAACGCAGTGCAAAGCATAAATTCAGACAGCAGATCTTTGAAGCGTGGGAGCATCAATGCGCTTACTGTGGAGATCTGGCCGACACGTTAGATCACGTCAAGCCGCGCCATAAAGGCGGCGCTACTGTGACGACTAATCTTGTGCCAGCCTGCAGGCCATGCAATCGAAATAAAGGCAGCGAAGAATGGCAGCAATGGTTTAATCAGCAGGATTCTTATCTGCTAGATCGTGAGCTTGCTGTGCTGCACTGGATTCAAGCATCTGATGATAGAACACTTTAGCCTGCCATTCTTGCTGGTGATCTTTACACATTCCCGCTAGGCAGACCCTCCAGACGTTCCCGACTTTCTGTATTGTTGGCGCCAAGTGGGGTGCCTGCCAGCGGGTTGCCTATCAGCATACGAAGGCGGCTGATACCACGCCTTTGTATTTCGCACATGCGTGCACGCGATAGGCCCATGCGCTTTTCTAGGTCATTCCATGGCACTGGATTGCGACTGTTGCGTGCGTAGATGATTTCACGAGTGCGATCATCTAAATGCTCATCGCAGTAATCACGCACTGTTTCAAGTTGCCAATCGTATTCAACGTCGTATTGTCTTTTATCGGCAATGATGTCAAGAATGTTAGATGATTCATCTTGTGCAGGCTTATCAAGGCTTGTGACTCGATACGACTGCTGCAATGTGTCAGATATCACCTTAGGAGTCACGTCAAGCACTGCAGCAAGCTCCGCCATGGTTGCTGTGCGTCCGTGCTCTTGCGCAAATGCCTGCGCTGTCTTATTGAGCTTGATCAGCATTTCATGCACGCCAAGCGGCAGCCTGATGATTGGATCGTATTGAATCAATGCACGCCCGATGGATTGGCGAATCCACCAGTAGGCGTAGGTGCTGAACTTGTATCCGCGAGTGTAATCAAACAGCTCGACAGCGCGCGCAAGACCGATGTTGCCTTCCTGGATCAGATCCAGCATGTCAAGCGTTTGCGTGTTGCGTCTGCTGTACTTGCGTGCAACATGCACTACAAGCTGCAGGTTGGATTGCATGAACTTTTGCCGTGCGCGTTCGCCGCTGCGCAGTTCGCGGCGTTCTTGTGTCGTTAAAGGTCTTTTAAGATCCTTTAATTCTCTCCACTTTGAGACGCGGCGGCCAAGTTGTATCTCTTGTTGCGGTGTGAGTAATGGATACCGCGCGATACTGTTCAGGTAGTCGCCAATAGCGTCAGACATGGAAAATCCGTTAGTGCATACAATGGAAGCACAATTCCACGGTGCTGCCAATGCTGCGCAGCTACGTGCGTTACATGCTGCAGCAGATTGGGGCGGACTGCTGGAATATGCACTGTTGATAGCCGAGCAAGAGGCAAGCCAGCGGTCTCAAATCCACTGGCTTGTGCAAGAGGCGTCGGCAGCGTTGCGGACTGGCCTAGAGCAGTGGCACCTAGATGCCGCTGAGGAACTGCTTCGAGGGCGTCGTCGTGAGATCTGAGTTGTAATGACCAACCTCGGCGTAGCTAGCCACTGGCTGCTGGCTCATACGGAAGAACACCATCTGACCAATCTTCAAACCAGGCCACAGCGGCAGAGGTAGAAGCTGGCGGCTGTTTTTCAACTCCAAGGTCAACACACTGCCATGCCAGCCAGGATCGGCGTAGCCGGCGTGCAGGTTTTCGTAGCCTTCCCGTGCACGGCTTGACTTGAGGAAGAACAAGCCAGCGATGTTTTCTGGCATGTTGAACACTTCAATCGTCTGAGCAAGGATGAACTGCCCAGGCTTGAGTTCGTAGGGATTATCCGCAGTGCGCCCTGCAATACTGAGCGGGCGCATGTTGAGGTCTTCTGCGGACTCAATCATGATCGTGTCGCCTAGCCGCAGGTCAAGGCTGGCGGGATTGATCAATGCCTCGTCGTAGTTTGGCACCATGCCATCGGTGCACAGCGCTTTGATTTCGTAGTCGCAGAGGATGGTCATTGGTTGAGTGGGGTGGTTGGGTTAACTAGTCGGCGTGCTTCCAGAAACCATCTGGCTGGTGTTTGCGTAGAAACTCCACCAATAAATGGTGCGCTTCACCTGCATCAGCGATGAACTGGCCGCGGTAATGGAAGCCTTTGGCGTCGATTCGGATGACTTCCTCGGAAGCCGGGCTCGCGTGGAAACTGATAGAAGACTTATCTGGAGGATCGACGGATAAACGAGAGCCAGTCATGGTGGTTAGTGATGTTGACTAATCGGGCAGGGATTCGAGAGCGCGGCGGATGGTGTCTAAATCAACCTCGGCAAGGCCCCAACCTTTTGGAGTGTGATCCAGCACTGCAAGCGCCTGCTCCTTCAAGCTCGGCGGCTTGGGGCGGCGGGCGGCGCGGAGACGATCAGCCACTAGCTCGTAACCAGGGATGCACTTATCGAACCAAGCGATGCACGCCTCCAGCTCCTGGTCGGCGCCGGCTTGGTACGCCTGAGTCAACATGACATCGTAGTTCTCGCCTTCGTCAAAGTGCTGGTCTTCCCAGTGTTTAAGCAGCTCTGGCGGTGGAGTAATCGGGTGTTCTTGAGTCATTCGAGCCAGCTCCATGCAATGCGTTGGCAGATGCGCCATGCGTGTTTTTTGTCAATGCCGTAGCGTTCCGCCAGTTGGCTGTAGCTGCTGCCGGCAACACGCAACTGGCGCAATTCACGCACGTGATCTTCTGTAAGAAACGCGGCGTAGTTTGCCTCGCCGCGCTTAAACGGATCACTCATCTACATGCAGCAGCAACCTGCGCATGTACCAGTCAGCTTTGCCGTAATCCTGATCGGCATTGCCCTTGTGCTCAGCGCGCCATAGATATTTGATGACGTTGCCTTTGCAGTAAGCACGAAAGCCATCATCACCGAGTGCTGCCTTGATGGCTTGGATGCACTCAATGTCGCCGTGCTTGTAGTGCGCAGGATGGTTGACAAGATCACTCATCACCCAAAGCCTCTGCCATATCACGCTTGATCAGGTCAGCAATGCGCTGCTGGTATAAACCGGTGTAGGTGCTGCAGGTGCGGCCGCTTTGCTGATACAGCCACTGCAGGTAATCATCACGGCGCTGCTCAGTTTTCGGATTGATCATCTTGCATTAGCTCCAGAAGTTCAAGAATATGCGCGGCAAAAGCCACGTGCGTCATCACTGCATGGGTGCCGGGAGGGCGCCCGTAGGACGCCTCCCACCACTCCTTGAATGCAATATCAAGTGTGGTTTGATTCATCAGAACACGGGCTCCTCGCTGGTGGTTGCTGCGCCGCGTGGCATGAATTCAAAGCGTTGGATGCTGAGCACATGCTTGCTGCGCTTGGCACCGGTTTCTTTGTCATTCCATTCTTGACGACGCACGGCGCCAGTCACGAGGATGCTGTCACCTTTTTTGAGTTTATCGACGATCAGCTCAGCGGACTTACCCCAGATCTCGCAGTCAATAGCGTTATTGATCCAGTTGCCGTCTTTGTCTTTGCCTTCCTGGATACCACCAGCGAAGTTGGCAACCATGGTGCCAGATTCAAAGGCGCGCAGTTGCGGGTCAGTGATGATGCGAACGATGCCGGTTGCGTAGAGGCTCATTTCAGTTCAGTGGGGTGATGCCATTGGCTTCTTCAAAAGCCAAGACTTGTGCAAGGGGATAGCGAACGCGTGGTGTACCTGCTGGCAGACCAATGCGTGGTGCAGTGACGTAGGTAGGACCAATGCCGCGTGCACGTTGGTTTTTGATGGCCGCTGGTTTCATGCCCCAACGTGCCGCCAGCTCATCAGTGGTGAGGAATGGTTCAGTCATCAGCAAACGGATCCTCGGTGGTGGGTGCTAGAGCAGCCTCTCTGGCTAGCGCTAACTCCATGAGCTGTTGATTCTGCTCATCGCTTAGATCAGGCTTGCGCTTATCCATGCGTGCTACCACCTCCTGCAGTTTGCCCAGTGTGTCGGCTTTAGCAATTGCGGCCTTACCGGCTTGGAACAGCTTGGCGTCACCTGCTGGTAATGCAGGTGCAGCGGCAACGGTCACCGGCTCCACCTCTGCCTGCTGCATCTCATCGGTGCTGTAGACACCGGACATGTCGGCAGGAAACGCCTTACGCAATGCCAATGCCTCAGAGCACTTGGCAATCATCGCGGCGCCCATCTTGGACCACAAGCCTTGGCCGGCGTTGTAGTCAGCAAAGCGTGCAACGCCAGTAAATGGATGGTTAGCACCTTTGCGCCAGATGGTGGTCTTGGCCGCGGCAGGTGGCTTGCTGCCCAGCCATACGTCAGCCCATACGCCGTCTTCACCGCACCATTCGGTGATGCTGCCGTCAAGCTGGCCGGTGCGCTCGGCAATGGCACGCAAACCGTCGATGCCGGCTTGGATGGTCATCTTTCCGCCACGCTTGATGGCGTAGATCTGCTTGCTGAACGGATCCAGCCCGGTGCGCTGGCAGGCGTAGGCAAACAGTCGCAACTCGTCATTGCTGCAGCCAGGCGCAATGGTGGTTGAGATCAGCTGCGTTTGCTCTGGTGTCCAGAGCGTGATGCTAGAAGTCATCGGATGTGATAGTTGGGTTGGCAGTTAATGCCCATGAAGGCAGGCTGAGCGCTTGGCACGTGTCGCCGTAACCCGGCCACTCCTTAGTAGCTTGGCAATCGGCAATCACGCGCATGTCGCGTTGCCGCAGCTCATCACCAGCAGCCATGGCCGCGGCGTCAAGCTCGTAAACAGCAACCGCATATGGCGCAGTCTTCTCAACGGCAATGAACACAAACCGCTCAGCACCGTGCAAGCCGGCTAGGTAGTGGCTCGCTTGCACATGGTAGCGAAAGGTAGCCACGCTACGGACAAAGCCGGCAGGACTGGCGTCCGTGGTGGTCTTGAGGTCAACCACCGTGGTGCCGTCGTACCAGTCAGGGCGGCATTTGCACCGCAGCCCAGTAGCAGCGTCATCCCACCAGAAGGACTGCTCAGCCTTGCCATGGGCGAGCAGTGCTGCCGCTGCAGGGTGCTGCCTGACGGCATTGTTCATGGCAATCGCCAGCGACCAATCTGTATCGGTCACAGCTTCAATGCCACGCGCTGCAAGCTCAGCAGCTTGCTCCTTGCCGGCTTTGGTGTTGCGCGGTGCGCAGCGGCTGTAGCGCTTGCCAAGCTCCTCCGGCTCAAGCACTGCGCAATGCACCAGCGAACCAAGTCGCATGGCAGCAGTGGGTTCTGGTGCAATGCGCTTCGGGTCGAGGTAGCGGCTCCAGTAGTGGTAGGGAGATTTGGCCACTGCGTGCAGATGCGAAGCGCTGACGGCTGGATCGGCGTGGTAGTCGGCATTGCTGGTCATACCGCTGCTCCACTGCGCAGCTGGCGGTGCATCCGGCTGGCGGTGCCGTAAGTAGCGACCAGCTCAGGAAACGCATCCAGCAGGCGGCGCTTGTTGCCGGGGTCAGCCTTGAGTCCAGCGTGCGCTAGCGCTTGGAAGAAACCACCGCCGTGCTGGTAGGCGGTGGCAAATGTCCAGTAGATGTCTGCTTCAGTCATGGCTTGAGTTGCTCTTGGCAGGCGTGATGGCTGTAGGCGGGTTGCTGGCGGCCGGTGTCATAGGCCATTGCCCAGACACCGAAGATGATTGCCAGCACGGCAAAGCGGTTCAGATTGTTCATGCCATCAGCGCCTTACGGACGCGATAGGTGGACAGGTTGAG